CTATTATCCCATGCAGGGCTTTCAAAGTTATTCCGAGAAGACATATCCTTCATGCTCTTCTCTAAATCATCTTCTAATAGTTTAGCTAATCGATCCAGCACTGGCTTAGCATTCTTTACTTGCTGCTTCACCGGTGCTTTATCAGATTCTTTTAGGTTTTTAAGCCATCGTGTTTGCATTATACTTCCTCAGGTGGTGGCCCAACAGGGGGTCCCGATGCTCCATCTTCTAAGTCAGTTGCATTCTCTACTTCTAAGTCTTCTTGAGCTTGGTTGACTAATCGTTGAGTCTCAACTTGTTCAAACACCGCAGCATTATCAGAGAACAGATCAAACCTTTGTAGTTGTAATGTATCTTCAATAAGTCGAGACATTGCTTTGCCTGACATATGAGGAGAAACACTAGCCCACAAGTTGCTGTTTGTTATGCCTGTTAAGTTCTGTAACAACTGTGCTCTTGAAGCAAAGTGTCTTGCACCTACAGGGCGTAGCTTACCCTTAGCTGTGATGTCATCCTTTGTAACCTTTACGAAGTCTGCAACACCTAAGTCATCGTCCATTACACGAACTACATCAGCTCCTTGCATGTGACGCTTAGCTACTTCTAACATATTGTTTAATACTTTCTCAACCAGCTCTATCTCGAACTGAGTTGTCTTCTCTTGGAAGATACGACCTGCTGCATTCTCTAAGCTCTGAACTTCAAAGGCAGTCTTCTCACCCGGAGTTCGTATACCCATTGCTTGCTTAGGTGCACCTGCCATCTCTTCCATCAATGCTAAGATACGATCAATCTCGAAGTTAGCTTGGAAGGCTTGAGCTGCTGGAGCGAGGGGCTGTACGTCTCCACCTTCTCCTACGTAGATCTCACCGAATGGTTTCCATTCAAACTCTTCTACATCACCTATAATCTTTAGAGGTGGTGCTAAGAGCATGTCACCAATGTCAGCCTTTAAGTTCTCAAGATGATCTACTCGATACTGCAAGCCTACTAGATTATCTAATGGACCCATTGCATATAGATTGTTCTGACGCTTACGCCAGCCTGTCATCACCTTGTAGCCTCCACGTTTCCATGCAGGGATAGGTTCCTTACGTAACACAGTACGTCTGTCCATGATAGTAATGAGATAGTCTTCTAGCAATGTGCCAGTTTCCATATCATATACTGTCCCTTCAAGCTCTAAGATCTCTACATAACCACTTCCGTAGTATTCATATAGATCACCGAAGCCATCAACAGTGTAGGCTGAAGCCTTCTTGAAATCATCTACATTGTATCCGCCGATGTTTCGTCTTAACTCTTTAGCTTCTGCTACTGCATCCTTATAGTATTGATCAGGAGAGTTAGCTGCATTAACTTCGAGTTCACCAAGTGATGTTATAGATCGTGTGATCTTTGGAGACTTTGTAAAACTCACAGCAGTAGGATCAAATACAATCTCATTCGGATCGATACGAACCATCTTAGGTCCAACATATCCGGGGATAGTCTCATTTGATTCGGGATCNAGTTTANTCTCATTCACCCATATNACATCTGCGATAGCTACACCATAGTCAATGTAGTCTAAGATGAGTGTGCTACATGCAGTACGGAAGTCTCCCTCTCGTACCTTGTTACTCATGTATGCTTGGATCGCATTTCTTTTACCAAGCTCATCATCATCCAGTGTATGCCCTTCCCACTTCATCCACTCGTCATTAGGAAAGAGTGCACTGTTGTAGTTGGCATGTAGGTTATCACGTATCTGGCACAACTTAGGAAGTGTTGTTCTATTCTTCCAAGGTAAAGAACCAGCAGTAGTGCTACCTGTATCTGTAGCAAACACATAGTTACGGATCTCTTCCTTCTCCGCTAACCAACCACTTCTTTGATTGTTCCAGTTGTCCCACTTGTCTGTTATGTTAGCTGCCAGATCATCTGGTGCCAACATGTTTTGTATTGCTATTACATTGTCTTCAATCATTTGAAACTAATGCCTCCGAACTTCTTATCAAAGACCGCGATGTTATTAGTCTTCATCTTGGAACCTCTGCGTTGTTTAGGTTTGACTGCTATCTCAACTACAGATGCAAGACAGTCTTTAATATCATCGTGTTGTGGTCGAGACAGTATAAGCTCTTCTTCAAGAGCTGGTATGTATCCACCTTTGTAATGCCACATAGATAAGTTCTCGTAACGTGGTTCTAATGCAGCAGCCATACGCTCTTGCTTATTACCTTGATTACGGTTAGGTCTATGTTCTTCAATAGATAGACTGTCACCATTCTCTCGTATACGATCTTTCAAATCTCCTACGATAATAGCCTGTGCTGTTGTCACCTCAGCTCTCAGTTTCCTGAAATCCCAGTGTGAATGCAAGTGAGCAATCTTATCATAGTATACTGAAATCTTATCTGTTCTGAATCTGTCAATGTCTAGTACATATACGTGACCATCAGTAGCTATGCCTATAACAACTATAGCTGTATAATCCGCTGTGGTTCTTAAGCTAAATGCAAAATCCATTGCTGCATATACATTTAAAACTTTATCTTTATACCACCACCGACCACTCTCTTGTCTTAAATGTTTCTTATCATAGTATTGAAACATCGAATAGCTTAATCTATTAGATGAAGGATCATTAGGATCATTATAATACTGAGCATAGAACTGAGTCCTATCTGAGTACATAGCACTGATTCGATCCAGCTCCCGCTTATCAAACCCGAATGTCTTACCATCATCTCTTGAACTACGTGGCCACAGGAATACACCATCTTCTTCTACCACCTCTTCAAGGACACTCCAGATTAATTCCTCACCATCTACTTCATCGTTCTCATCGTAGGTAGGTACAACCTGCTTCATCCATATAGAGTATTGATCAGCCATGTGATAACGTGTACCACATCCTTTAATCATACCACCAGTGTTAAGGATAGAAGCCATCTGGCTCATAGCAGCCGCACACTTCCTGCGACCTTCTTCTGTGTAAGCATTCTCAGGAACCACGACATCATCTGGTACAATGATCTCTGCGTGCCATCCTGTTGTATTCGTTGTTAGCCCTGCTGTGCGTACAGTGAAGTCACGTACGCCTTCTTCAGCGCGTAGTGGGTGATCGACTGAGATAGCTGTCGTTGCCCACTTAGCTCTCTTCCCTTCATCAGGGTTAATCATATCAGGCCAGTACCTACTATAGATAGGACTTCCTAGCATATTCTTAATTGCATATAGCTGCTGCTCTGCCAAATCAGCCGTAGCTGAGATGTAGAGGATAGTTGTATCAGGGTTCTTAGTAACCCACCAAGCAACCCATACAGCTAAGCAATGGCTCTTCAAGTGTCCCCTTGGTAACAAGAGGAGTTGGTTAGGGTGATCTACCTGCATCAACCACTTGAATACTTTCTTGTGTACATCACCATAAAGATACTTAGGGTTGACTAACACAGCAAAGGTATAAAGGTCTGCTTCTGCTAATGCTTTAATTTCATCAATGTCTGACATTCTTTAACCTGTCTAAGTCCGATTGAATAACAGATTTAACAGAGGCTTGTTGTTTCTTTTCGCCCTCCACTTCTGCTTTCGATGGACGACCCGCTGTACGTTTATCTGTCCAGCCCTTCTCTGCTAACCACTTCGCTGCTGTTGGTGACTCGGCAGCATTACTGACCATCCGAGCTACGCCCTTAGATCTCATCTTAACTTCCAACTCTTCACGCCACTCTTCAATGTAAGGGTGAAGAAGCGATGTCTTATTTAACAAACGCTTCCAATGATTCCAACCGCCAAGGCATTCAGTAGCAAACTTATACTCGGTCGGATCACCAGTTGCTACGTATAGCTTCTTGATCGACGTGTACACCTTGCCCTTGAACTCATGATCATCGTCCTTTAAGGTGTAGATCGCATGCTTGGGGTTGTCATACGCAAGCTCAAGGAACAAGCTCTGCGTATAGAAGTTACCATTCTGATCTTTAAACTTACTCATTACTTAGTCACTCTTGAATGTGATGTTGTAACCAATACCTCTGTTGTCGATAGTCTTTTCATTATTGCTTGACAACCCGGTGGAACAGTTATATCATCATTGCCTTTTTGTACACTTGCTGTTGCTGTGACAGTGGCACCTGCTGATTCTGTTACAATATTGGTCTCAACTACTACCATAGTTCCTGCACCAGCAGTAGCTACGACATACGTTCTATTATTAGAAGCACTTCCTGTTACTTTAACTATATCACCAGCTCTGTAAACACCAAGACCATTTGCTGAATCAGAAATAGTACTAGGAGCTGTAAAGCTGATAGTTGTTCCAGTAACATCTCTTACTGTTCCATTACACAATGTAAGATCAACTGTAGAGGACAAACCTGTAATCGAAAGAATGATGTCGTTGTCTACAGATGCGTTCACAACAGTTGATTGTTCTCTATCCCCAATCCATGTACCATACTTATCAGCATTAAGAAGAACCTCGTTAGGTTGTACGGTAAGATCAGAAGTTCCTACCCAGTGGAGAGTCACGGGAATCTTCTTAGCACCTGATGACACCGTTCCTGAAACTGTAGAGTCTACTAGGTAGAAAGAAGCATCCGAACCGTCTAACCTTTGATTCAAGAAAAGGTCTGTTTCATCAAGGTACTCTTCCAAGGTTTCAGCTCCACCATTGAAGCCGCTGTATCCTACAGATCTTGATCTACGTGGACTAGGAAGACCACCAGTGCTAGTAGCAGATCGTATTACAATCCAACCACCGAAATTATACTCTAAAGTAATCTCGCCCATGAGGTAGTTTAGATCAGACTCCCACGTAGGGTACCCTATCCTATAATTATCTGAGCTAGTTATAGCAAGAGCACCACAACTTACCGTGTTCGTTGAAGAATCATATGCTGTAATAGCAGCGGAAGTGCCACCCCCCGCATTCGTTCTGACATACTGCCCTATCAAGAAATCAGGATTGTCATAGTTGGCAGGTTTAGGATGGTTGTTGCTTAATACCAAACTACCTGTGGTTGTTCCGGAATATGCTTGGCCAAATAGAACATCAGAGTATATTAAATCGGATCCATTCCCTACGATAGATAAGGTGTTGTTAGATGCAGTAGTACTTGTATTCAGCCTCATTGGTAATGTAAAAGATATTCTATCACCAAATGATGCACCTGCTGGTAGTTTGACAACATTGGCGGTAGAATAAAGCTGGTAGCGTTTTCCAACCACAACCGTAAGAGAATTGCTCGCTTGAGGGGCTATAATATCTAACGCTTCAAGTGATACATCATGTGCATCTATTCGCGTGTCCAGCGTAATTATATTACCCTGTGTCGTAGCTAGACCGCTCTCTGCTGTATTCAAATCTGTCTGAATACTATTAATAGCATCCTGTACATTAGTAGGAGAACCTTCTAAATCTGCTGTAACAGATGATGCTACATTGAGAGTTGCATCCACAACCCGTTCGTTTACAATAAAGATGAGATCAGCGCCTGCCGTAGGAGCTGTTCCGAATGTAATAGTAGTTGTTGAAGTCTCTGCGTAGTCCTGCGATAGTACACCATCCACGTATACAGAAAGGTTGTTACCGCCTTGTACGTATGTAGGAACTGTGTAAAGAACCTGAGCAGCAATTGCTACTGCTCCTGTCTTAGTTGTACCAACACCTGTTCCTGATCCTGCTGAAACAGAAAGAAGCTGTGAGTATGTAGCAGCATCTGTTGCGTATACACCATTAGAAAGGTTTGAGATTTTGTTGCCATTCATATCCAGATCATTACTCATCTGGTTAGGCTCACCTTCGGGATTATCTCGATACAATACCTTATCATTCAACTCAGTCTGAATTGCATTGAAGTTCGAGATAAGTTTTGTAACAGACTTGAATCCGCTGACGATTGAATCGAGTGTAATTTTCAAAGGTAACTCCTTATGTATCTACGTGAATTGCTGTTGCTACTGCTGTCACTGGCTTGTCTACTCGGAAGTATCCGGGGCCAGTAACAATAGCACTGTTGTTGTCAGATGACAGTATAACATTACCTTCTGGATCACCACCATTAACTGGCACTGTGTATGTACTGCCTCCATCGATAGACCGAATTAACTTAACACTCTCTCGTGCTCCCATGTTGGGGACACAATACACCTGAGCTGATGCTCCGGCTGCTAGTGTTAATGCGTAAGTGCCTGCGCCTGTCGCTGATGCGATTGCTGTTGCTGTTGCCATTTTGTTACTACCTCGTTATGATGTAAAGTTGTTGTTAGTGAAGTCAGCCTTAGTTCCTGAACCGCTATCACTTACTGAGTTAGCTACGCCAGCCGTTTTAGATTTAAAGTGATTACCTACAACCAATGTATCGACAGCACCCGAAGGTATGATTAAACATTCTTGGTTGTTTGTAGAGGTAGACACATCAATCCTGTTGCCTGATATAAGCCACTCGTCATTGGACGAATTAAGGTTTATAGCTGCACCTGTACCAGCACCGCCTCCATCAAAATAATCTATCGTGTTATTACACACTGAGCCACGTATTCCCGTACCTGCTATTTGAGTTATACCTACATCTATATCACAACCCGATACATGATTGACATCGTAGATTCCAGTCTGTCTCTGTGTAGTTTGGTTGCTATTCTTAATTGTAGAATTAGCTAATGAATGAACTCCTTTTACGTGAGAGCTTGATGCATTACTGTCCTCTATGATTATGTTAGCCACTCGTGTTGTAGATGTAGCTGATGTATCCTCTATCTCTTCTTGTAATGATCCACCGCATCCAATGAACACACCTGATGCAATGTTAATATCAACTCCATTAAAGATGAAGATGCCTCTTCCACAATCCTTAAATATATTGTTTGATAGGAGAGTGTTCACCATGTTCAACTGCATACCACCTGCAGTACAAGTGTCTAGTGTATTGTCACTAACAATCCACTGAGATGAATCTGCTGGAGTACCGTTTACATCAATACCATAGTCGGTTATACCTTTAAAAACATTCCCTACAACAGTTACCTCAGATGTACTTTCACCACCCTGTCTCGCCAATCCTAATCCACAGTTTTCAACAGTGTTAGATAGTATTGCTATTTGGGTGATAGATGTGCCTGTGAAAGAGCTGTTCATGTTTATACCAGAAGCACCCATTCCCCGTATCTTATTACCATTTATAGTAATGTTCTTTATAGGTGCTAGGTCAATAGCCTCTAAGTTAATACCCTGACAGCCTACAAATGCAGAGACTGATCCATATGTCTCACCAGCATCTAATAAGTTATCAGTAACAGATATGTCTTCACAACCATGCTGGACTGTGATAGCACCACCACTGAAGGACATTGAAGGAACGTGTCGGCAAGTTAGATTCGACATAGATCCTTGCTTAACAAACGAGAAGTTAAATGCTTCGTCACCTATAGCGTCTGCTGTACAGTTACGGATATGAGCATTACGGCAATACTGGATTGTAACCGCATGTGTTTCTTCTACTTGATTGCCGTATGTTCCGTTATTAGCATCTACACAGCTTATCTGATAACCATCGCTGGCTGAAAAAGTATTAGAAGATCCTGCCACTAGCTCGTCAAAAGTCACAGTGTCTGCTGTGTTAGATACGATCCTACCGATGGCACCTGTAGTTGTATTAGCAATGTAGAACGTAGTAGTAGAAGGACCACCCGATCTGTTAAACAAGGTGGAAGTAAACGCACCAGTGTCTGTCATAGTTGTTGTACTGCCAGAATCTGCTGTTCCTAAGAAGTCAGTACCACGAGTCTGGTGAGCAAACGGATCATCATCTAAGAATCCAATATCTTCTACAATGATGTCTCTAGGATAGATAGACACGTTCTCAGCGCCAGCGTTAGCTGTCTTGTATGTCTTAGCATTGTCTGAGAAGATCTTTAGGGCATAGTAGTCAGTCACTGTAGCATTGTGCCATCTCAGTGTAGTTGTGTTAGCTCCTTGGCCTTTGATGGTTAAGCCTTGTGAGCTATCAGGTAGGTCTAGTTCAATACCGTTAGACATCGCATAGTCGCCTGCACCGAGTTCTACTTTAGCAGGCATGTTCGCAATAGCTAACGTAAGAGCAGCTAAGATCTGTGCTCTATCATCTGTAGAGCCATCACCATTACATTTATATACTGTCTCTGTTCCAGCAAACGAAACAACTATAGTTGCATTAGGAACACCTGTACGTAGGTTGCCTACAGTTATTTTCCTATTGGTAGTTAAATCATCGACAGCTAGGACTTCAGTGCCTGCCGGATTCGTTAACTCGGTCCATGTTGTTACTCTTGAAGTTGCCATTATCGCCTCTTAATTATAGATTGTTTCTTGCTTATGATTTTTAGTTTCTTACCTACCCTGTTTATAATATCAACAGGAGCTCCTATTGCAGAAGGACCAAACTCGGCTTCCTCTAAGGAAGACCCTAGTGCAGCTATCTCTAATGCTACACCGAACTGCGCTATCTCTGCCATGTCTACTACCTGTTATCGTTCTTAATACGTTCAAGCTCTGCTTCAGCAAAGTCTACATTCCGTTTTAGTTTAGCATCGATCTCTTCTTCAGTAGGAACATCGCCTGCAACTACACGCTTGTATAGCTCAGAGACTTGATCAACTGTAACCAATGCTTCGTTGATAACCAATAGGCTATCTATAATCTTTATCGCTGCACTACTCATCTAACATACCTCTCATCTTAACTAGGATTG